AGTAGTGAACTCCCTAAATACAAAAAAAAGCAAACAAGATGAGTGAAAGCATTGAAAGGATAAAAAAAGCTGAGTGTGACAAGGTAGCGCAAGATGTTAAAGATGGTAAGGTGTTTGACAATGATGTGCTGTCAAGATTTCTGAGCCTTGTTGGGAAGCCACGAAACAGGTATACAATATCATCTAAACCGAAAGAGGTTGAGGCTATATATAAACAATGCATATCATCAGAAGGCTTTATGTCTGAATTATTATCACTGGCTGAAAGGATATTATACTCTCCACCATCATCAAATCAGGTTGACTTTGCTTTGACGATTGTTCAATTGCTTGAATGTTCTAGGCACGATGAACTCTTATTTACAGTTGTAAACAGGCTTCAAGACTTTGGTTATAATGTGACTGCTACAGATTGCCAAATAAAGGATGTTTATCCTGATATCAATAGTATAATGACACCCGATATATTTTACAATGATGGTAATGGCAAGGATTATGTTTTAGAACTGAAGGTCAGAAATAAAGCAACTGATTTAAGCAAGTACTTTGACAAGTATAGGTCAGTTCTGCCTGCTTTTGTTGACATATCTGTTATGAATTACACAACAGATGGATTTTTAGAGTTTGGTGAATTTAAGCTTTCCCATCAGTTAAACTTTATTGGTGATGAATTTAGGCTTGTCGATGAATGTATAAACCTGGCCAAAAGTATCAGGGAAAAATACTCACAATTTCCTCAGTATGCCCTCTTTACTCAGTTTAACTCTGAATCTAGCAGAGATGACTTCATGTCTGGATTTAATGACTTGGTTGTTAATCATCCATCATACGATGAGATAAGTAAACTGTTTGGTTCATCATGGTCTGATATAATTGATGGATTAGACAACTATAGCCTAATAGAAAATGAAGAGCTGGTTACAGATGATTTGATATCATCTGAATCAGACTTGCATGGTTATTGCAACAGAGAAATCCTAAACTATGAAAATCATCTTTCTTATTACACTTTCCAAAATAGCTACGGTCGGACAAAATTGAATAACAAGAATCTAGATCTGCTCATTGAATCAAAAAATCTGACGAAATATAGAATCACAAAATCTTACAAGCCTAGTATTTATATTCCAATAACAAAAACTATAAAGCTTGACAGCTATGGTGGCTCAAGGTTGAAATTTTACAGGGAGGCATTCCAGAATATTAATATTATTGGGGATCGATATTCTAAATCTGCATATGGATTAATTAATGAAATATTTAATACAATCAGTGTTGAATTGCTAGTCTCTAAAGATGGCTGTATAGATCCACTATTATATAAAGATGTTCTTGATCCAGATTTCACTAAATTTCTAAACGATCAAACTACCAAGTACAGAAAGGTAGCACACATCTCAAATATTACTAGTGATACTACAATTCTTGCTAACAATTCATTCTCTATAAATTCACATGTTGATCCATTCCTGAGGAAGAACATTTGTGATTATGATAAGAAACATTATAACCCTAGTGAGAAGAAGAAAGAGTGTCTATCATATAAATCAAGTTCTGCTGATTTACCAATGCTTTTAAAACTCTGTTCTGAGATGTTCCATAGTGATCACCATTGTGGTGTTTATCTCAATGACTTAGTTACCTTAGAGCCAATGTCAATGCATGTTAAAGGTTCAGATATTCCTTTAGAATCTCAAACTAAGTATATGGAGCACTTATACAACATACATGTGATATACAAGAATCTGATATCATTAAATACAATTAACTCCCATAAATTCAGATTATTACAAACACCTGATCCAAACGTAATACTCATCCTTCTTCCCAATGCAGATGCATTGAGAGGCAACCCATTGCGGTATTTCTGTATAAACATCATGAATAATGACTGTGAAACTGAGGTTGAGGCCAACAAATTACTTGGGATATATCACTCACATACAACAACAAAGAAGTATACAATTATGCTCTCAAAGGTCATTTCCTTAGATGTCACTAGATTAAAATTATTATCGAACAGCTTTTGCAAATATAGTCTATTGGTTTCATATTACTCACAGTTTAAATCTAGACTACCAGTGAACATTCATACTATGTGTTGGCTGATGACACAGTTTATCACAATCTCATCATTAACAATAACAGACACATATAAGAACTTGATTATGGCAATTTATTCTGATTTCTCAAACATAGACAAACTTATTGAAGACAAATTGGAATGCAGGCCTAGAACAATTGGTCAAATTTATATATTAAAGTTAATGATAGATGGGTTAATCAAGGCTTCAGACCAGCTTGATCAGATCTCATTAAACAAATGCAAAACTGAGGTGGACGATTCAGGTGAGTTATTTGGTACTGGATTTGATAAATCTCTTAAATTGAGATTACCACTTAGTAATCTATCAACACACACACCAAAAGAGATCATACATGAATCATTTATTTTATTTTACATTGGTAATAAGGGCTTACATGGATCTCCCCAAGAGTTGTTAAATCTATATTACACCCCATACCAGTTTGAAGATGAATATAAACAAATGATTGAAAATTATCAAACATTTCTTATAGAAGATGGTAACAATTCTCAAATGTCATTTTCTTACGAGGCAATGAAGTTAACTACCAGATATGCTTATGCTAAGCTCATGAGCAAATCAGCTGAGATTAGATCTAACATAATCTCTAACCTATCATTAGACAGTCCTATACTATCAATTAAACAGTTTAGTTCAACAAAATCAATGGTGTCAAATTCCACAAAGACTGAAGTTGATAGAGTTGTAAACCTTCCATCCAATGCTGATCTTCTGATTTTAGAGAGGTATATTGATGAGACAAAGATTGATGATATATATGAATTTGTGAAAGAGATGAATGCACAAATAGATTCTATAAATTCCAGGAGAGTAGTTGAAGTTGAAGCTCAAACTATAGACAACTTAAGCAGACTAAACAAGGGTAAAGTAATGCTGCCTCACCTAGAAATTCATGTTAAGAATGGAGTTAGCTTCATTGGGATTGCTAGACATAAATATGCTAAAGCTGTGGATGGCAATTTTATTAAGCAGTCCAATACCAAAGTTTTTGATGAATTCTATCGTATATGTGATGAAGAGAATATAGACACACTCAGACAATTTTACACTAAATATATAGATGATAATGAACTTATAATAAGGATATTTTACAAAGACCAAAGAACAGCTGATGATAGAGAAATATATACAGGTAATGCCCAAACAAGATTATGTTTGTTCCCTATAGAAATGACATTTAAGTCCATTTGCAAACACATACCAGAAGAAGCAATAACAATCTCTGGTGATCAAAAACAAAAACGTTTATTAGATCAGAGAGTATCTCTACTCAAAACCAAGAAGTATCTAGATCGTGAAAAAAAACAAACTGAAATTTACTCAGTCTCATCTGATGCATCAAAATGGTCTGCTAGGGATCTATTCCCAAAGTATATAATAACATTGGCTTACAATCCATATCTAACTAAAAATGAAAAGTATTTTTTATTATACCTTATGCTTAAGTATTACAAAAAAAAGATAGTCTTGACAGATTCTGCATTTTTGAACATTCTAAGATTTGCAAGCCCTGACATTGTTGGCAATTATGAAAAAATGACTAATGGATATACCACAAATGCATTTGAAGTCAGGAGCAACTGGTTACAAGGAAATTTGAATATGACTTCATCTTTTGTTCACCATTGTAGTACTTTACTTACTGAAATGATGCTCACAGTTTTATCAACACATCATCACTTTAATTCTATAATGACAAGTATGGTGCATTCTGATGATTCGACATATGATTTTTTAATTGCCACTGATCATAATACTACTGGTGATTGGTCTAATAAAGCCCAAATAGGAAGGCTAATAGTGTCATTAATAACATTTAGTAACAAGAAGCATTGCATCACGCTGAATGAAAAGAAGACTTATATTAGTACATTTTATAAAGAATTCCTATCAACAACAATAGTAAATAATGAGCTATTCTTTTTTTATATGGCTGATCTTTTACCTATAGCATCTGATACATCATATACATCACCACTAGGTGACTTCTCATCTTATAACGGTTACATAAATAACTCGTTCTCACATGCTTGTCCATTGAGGGTAATTAAAACTGCTATATGTCTAATAAACCATCTAACACTCACTACATATAACATGCAGTATACATCAGAAAAGAATCCTAAAACTATGCTACCTGACCCTATTGATTTACCCATTCAAATATATCCGAGATACAAATTGAACCCATCCTTAGCTGGCTCAATACCATACTACTCGAGTGATGCTTTCAACATTGTTAATGACATTATTGAAACATTGGATAAAAGTGATGATCTATATAAATCACTTGTTGAGGATACAATCAATGACCAAGTAGTTAAAAGTTACCTTAAATTAATAAAGAAAGACCACCCTAGAAAGTACAAATATATACAATATTGTATGCTTACCATGGATTTGAATCAATATGAAAGAGATGACCAAGATCCATATAACATCATAGATTATGATTTAAGTCAAAAGAGTCTCATCAATGTTGTTTCACTGAATAAGGGCAGTCGAATAAGGAAATCTCATACATACCAGCAATATCTCGAAAATGAAAAATTAGTTAAACTGACATGTGCTGTTAACCCAATGTGGTGTGTGTCCAAACCAAAAGATAATGATTTGATTAAGCTTAGTATCTTATCTAATTATTCAAATCCAGTATTTAAAGATTCACTTATATTCTCCAAGCCTGCACTGGATTATGGTCGTCGAATTATAAACTCGAATAAAAATTTATACACCCTGAGTTCTCATTTATTTGAGAAAGAAAAGCCTAGAAACCTTAAAACAATCTATTCACATTTGGCGGAAAAAGCTCAATCTATTGAGGTAGATGAAGACATGTTAATAAAATACTTAAGTATCTACCTATTTAGTGATAAAAAAATTAGTGCATCACTTCAGATCTACTATTCAAAGAAATCTGTGACATATATGGATAAACCTGAATTTACTAAAGTGATAATGCCAAGAAGTGTTTATGGTGAAGAATATGGCACCCATAGTGTAAATTCAATGTTTGAAAATTTGCTGGTTGAGCCATACTATAATATATTAACAATCGATAGTAAATCTGAAAGGTTCATCAAGACATGTGAATATAGCCTCCAAAGAATACCTTCAGATATAAAATTATATAGGGATCCAGAAGATATTGATGAAGACTTTATCAACTATATGACATTCAAATACCATTTAGCTAAACCTGAAGATGGTTTAATTAAAATTTGCTTTGAGATAGATGATGATTTCAATATGATTATCTATGAATCAAAATTAGCATACCAAGGTTTGCTCATAAGATATTACACTGATATAAAGAAAACTATTGAAGATCCTTCTTACAACATACCAAGTTATGTATCTCCAAATTCCCTGATAATGACTATAGATTCATTGATGAAGAGGAGTGAGATATCCACAAAAATATATATGGCACACACAAGAGCTAATAGATTCGATGACTATTGGCTTAGCAGATTTGGTATGTATGCTGATGACAATTTTTATATAAAATATAAACTTGGATATAGGATTAAGGTTGCAACAGACAATCTATTGATGCCTACAATGAAACGTGTGAGGTCAACATCTGAGCCAGTATCATTCCTAACGAAACTGCTATGCAGTGACCCAGAGTTGTATGATGAATTAACCCAAAATGAAGAATTTATAGTTGGTGGCTATTTATACAGAGACCTTTTAAAGGAGATTGAATCAACTACAGATATGAATAATAATCTACTGCTATATGTTCTAGGCCAAATAAGCATGCAGCGAATGACAAGAGTAATGGAAGAAAATAATAGAGTTTGGAACCATTGGATTCTTCCAACTGGAGGTAACATTGAGGATCCTGATGCATCGATTGCATTATATAATTATAAAAGCACATTTATGAAAGTTGAAACAGTTGGCATTAATGGTAGCGTGTCATTCACTGTTAGTGTTGCTAAAAGTAACTTCCTTCACGATGATGGAATAAATATAATGTTGAAATCAATGTGTAAAGATTATGCTACACAACTTAGAAGGGCAATCATATTGGCACCTTTCCCAGGTAGTTATAGGAGAAGACCACTATATATTAATGCTTATGGTAGACTTGCTACCTCTGGTGATAAAGTTAAAAATTGTATTGCAAACATAAATATTGGAAAGATAATAGCACTTAAAGCTCTATATTGTGAGGCTAATCAATCAGTTTCTCAGTTGATGTCAATTGAATCTGATCTATTTCACCATGAATTTCTTTACAAATTTAGACACTATGTGGATGACGATTATTACATAAACAATCTAATTGAAAATATAGAATTAGATAGTATATCAATATGCCAGCACTTAATTTCCAAGGGATTTATTCAAAATCATTTCGAATATTACAAGGAAATCTCCCCATACATGGGATCTGGCCACTTCCTAGAATTATTTAATACATCAAAAAATATATCATGTTACACATCTAGAATTGACCCATTGAGGTTGAGAAAGTTAGTTCATATTGCAAACTTTCTAAAAAATGATCATAAAGATGATATCATTATTAAACTTTGTGACTGCTTGAAACCATTATGCTCAAGCTCTGGCATAAGCATAACAGAAGTTTTAGATCCAGAACCATTCATCAAAGGTTTGATGAATTATAAGTTTGATCAGGCATATTATAAAGATTTCTATGATCTGTACAACAAAATCGAATCACCACCATACGAGGCTATAATCCAGTTTGTTTCAAGCAGCACAAGTGTCAATGGCACACTCAGTAAGATTATATTGGCAATCATAACCATATTAAAGAGTTACCCATCTAGATATATCCGACAAACTGATGATCTTGAGATTTAATTTCTCTGAAGTCTGTATATAAGATATGGAACGTAATTACTCAATTAGCTAATTACCTTGTATTAATTTAAATAAATTGTCAATAGTTTTATATTTAGGGAGAACACTACT